TTATTCTTGTGTTTCTACAATGCCAAAGTCGATCAGAATGTTCTTATCAGCATTCGGCGGATAGACGATACCCGTCATCTCATACTGATAGCGCCGGACCTTCCGAAAATCTTTGATTGGCTCCGGTGCATAGGCCGCTGTCTCACAGCGCTCGTATTCCGGCATACCGGCAAGGTCATCCGCTGCCGCTTTAATCAGCGCATCGGCCACATCGTCAATGTCTTTTCCATACTCAACGGCAACCAGCTCGTGCTTCTTGACATCTTTCTCAAGATTTCCAAAAGAGCGGTAGAGAAGATATTTCATTGTTTCAGTCCTCCTCGTGCTTTTCATCGTCCAATACTTTTTCCAATAAGGCGGTGAGTGTGGCGGCAATCAGCTCATAACTGATCGCATCCGGGTCGTTCTGCATTAAGTAGCTGGCTACTGCCTTAAATGCGGTGGTCTTGTCCACATGAGTTTCATTGTCAAACCGGTCGAGGATTTCCCCAATCAGACGGACAACGGCTTCATCTTCTTCGCTGATGCCCATATTGAGCATAGCCGCCAGTTCATCGTCCTCAGCAAGCGTTTCAAATTTCAGATAGTCGCCGTATTCCTCTGACATAATTTCCTCGAAATAATTGATCATGACATGAAAATGGAATTTGCCGTCTTCCTGTGTGGTAATGCAGCAATAATGCGCCTTTTCCCCGATGTCTTTTAGAAGCGACATATCCTCTGGATCGTCAAACTCAAGCATGGGCAGCGTCAGGTCGATGTGGGCGTCCCAATGCTCAAAGTCAACGACACCATGAATTTTGCCGTGATGACGCTTTGCAAACTCGTCGCATCTTCCCAACAGATACTCGTAGTTTTCCTTATCCTTCGGAACAATCACCTTCGGGATGGCATCCATCTTCTTTGAAAATTCTTCTAAGAAGCCGCCGGGGGCGTTTACCCGGTCAAAAATAGCTTGAGCCAGTGGGTCAGGCTCGTCTTCTTCATAATTACGGTCGAACACAATGTTCTCCATTTTCTCCATCATTTTACTCACTCCCAACTTTAACAAATCAGTGTTGGCGCAAATTGCGGATGACGGCCATAGAAAGTACATTTAAGTATAGATAGCCCAGCTCATGGATGAAGCCCACATCGACCTCAAGGAAGGTGGTTCTTAGCTGGGCGTAGACAAGGCGGAATAAGTCCATCTCCGGCGGGGTATCAAACAGGTTCAGGCTTTGGATGGCCGTTTCTGCTTCTTCCCATGTTTGGGATGCTTCAATCTCTGAGCTGGTCATGATAGCCGTCAAAATTTCACTGACCGCCAGCTTTCCGTCTACCGGTTCGATTTCGCTTTTGAGCTGACGGAGTACATCTGCCTTCTTCTTGAGAGGGACGATTTTGCAGTTATCGTCAAGCTCAATGGCGATGATCTCTGCAATGCACTCCCGCCAAACCGCATATCCGGCGTTGATGATGCCGTCCTCTTGTTTGGTTGGCGCGTAGTCCATGCAGTATTCGTCATAGGAGCTCTTCCCGTCCAGTTCATGGTGGGCGCAGTAGATGTGCGCCAGCTCATGCAGGAAGATGTGGAGCAGTTCAACCGGATGATAGGGTATGTCCGTGCGGAGCAGGATGCCGTCCTTGCCGCCGTTATCCATCCCGATAAAAGAGGATGCCCGAAAGTCAAAATAACCTTCCTCCTGATACCGGTCGTTCAGCCGGTAAGGGAAATACTTGGAGCAAAACTGCTCGAAAATTTCCTTCTGATCCTCAGTCATGAAACAGGTAAGGATGATGTCATCCCCGGAGAAGCCAGCGTCCATCCTGTCGTTAAAAATCTCTATGGCATGGGCAAGATAGGAGTCATAGTTCAAATCGTTCGTCGCCTCCATCGTAAAGTCTTTATTTCAGGAAGTCGCTCTTATGTTCAATGCGCCGGAGGTCATATCCGGTTTCCGCCAAGTGGGCGATTTTCAATGCGACAAGGTTAATGTCCGTTTCCATCGCCCGGGCGATCTGTTCGGATGTATAGCCATAGTCATAGATGTACTCAAGAATCTCATCGGTGTCGAGCAGGATTTCTGCGGCAACGATGTTCGCCTCATACTCCGGCTTCGTGGTCATGTCATACAACATGAACTCCTGTATCGCGCTTCCTTTTGCCAGATTGCGGTGCAACTGATCATGCCCAAGCTCATGAGCGCAGACAATCCGCTGCATCTGAGCGCTCAGGTTTTCGTTTATGAAAATAAAACGGCTGCGCTTGATGACCCGATACATTCCCTTGAGCGGGCCGAAGTCCTCACAGAACAGGACTTCAATGCCAAGCTGCCGTGCTATGCGAAATGGATCTCGTGTCCCGCAGCGCTTTACAAGCCTGCTGCCGACCTTCGAGAGATTCTCAGCATTCATCGTCTCACCTCCCGCTGATGGGGACATTGCAAACAGCGAATGGCCTTACTGTTCGCTTGCCCTCTTACGGTATTTCTTCGGAGAATATTTCTTGTTCTTCTCTTTGGCGATCCAATAAGCTTCGTTCAGCGCCTTCATTGCGCCATCGAGCGCTTCGTCACTGAGCCGTCCACCGGCAAACATACCGGTCACTTCACTGACAAGCTCATCAATATCTCTGGCTGCTTTTGAGCCGCCCTTCTCATGCGCCGCGACAACAAGCATTCCACTTTGCCCAAGAAGATACTCGGGAGTAGTACCCAAAACCGCCGCTATCTTCTCTACAACATCGTACTTTGTAGGCTTGCGGGTACCCGACTCATAATTCTGAATGGTCCTTGCGCTTACCGATACCTTTTCCGCAAGCTGCACCTGTGTGAGATTCGCTTCCAACCTTTTTTCTCTTAGTCTGTCCTTGAAGCTCATAAGGCACCTCTTTCTAAAAGTTTTTGCGAACACGAACAGAAGTTGCGTCAAACCTGTTGACGTGAAAATGCTGTTCGTGCTATACTTTATGCAAACACGAAAGTTCCGTTCGCGTTAATGATACCACACGAACAATACGAGTGTCAACAGGAATAGTTCGATTTTGCATGGTTATGTGTAACTTTCAAGACAGTAGGAGGTAGGCTATGACGAACACACATTGCCGGAAGGCGTATGTTTCGGTCAACTTGGATGTTGACGAAGAAGGAGTCTGTCATCCCCGGTTCATCCGTTGGGAAAACGGCCTGATCTTTCAGATTGACCAAATCTTGTATAAATGCCGTGCCGCTTCCAAAAAGGTAGGCGGCGGGGGCATCCGATATACTGTGATGATCCGTGGAAGGGAATCTTATCTTTTCCAAGAAGGCAACAAATGGTTTGTAGAAGCAAAGGAGGGAGCAAGATGATTTTATCACACAGGCAAATTGAAGAGATCGCGGTGGCGGTCACCAAGGACTTCAACGAGTTCTTTTTCGGTCCTGATACCGAAGAGGCGCGGTTGCCTCGCGGTACGCCGATTGACCAGTTTGCCCGTGACTATCTCGGTTTGGATGTGTCTTTCGCACCGCTGTCACCCGATGGAAGCATCTGCGGGCTGACATCCTATGCAGATACCGAATACATTGTTGAGATGGATGGCATTCAACGGAAAATTCCGCTTCACCGCAATCAGGTCTTGATGGACGCGAGCTTTATTCAACCTTTCCAGATACGAAAGCTCTGCGGAAAGCGCCGGTTCACGCTTGCCCATGAGTGCGCCCATCAAATCCTGTTTCAGATGGAGACGGATAAAATCCAGGAAGCCTGTCGGCGGAAATACTCCGCCCGGACAGCCTATTCGCTGCGGGAGCTAAAGACCCGCGAGGACTGGAATGAATGGCAGGCCAATGTCTTAGGGGCGGCGATCCTGATGCCCCAGCGGGAAATCGACCTTGCCGTTGCGTACTATGCCAGAGGGCGGAAGCTGATCAGCTACGATGGAACCTTTGCCTATTGGGATAAGGTTGCCCTTGATAGGATCTGCCAGCAGTTCGGCGTTTCCAAGACAGCCGCCGTCATCCGGCTGAAACAGCTCGGCCACTTGGAAACCCGGCCATACAGTGAGTATAGCGATCCGTTGGAGGTGTGGGCATGAAGAAAAACATTCGTGTCTCAGAGCCTTCACCTGAGATGCAGGAGAAAATCCGCAGGGCGCGAAGCGCCATTGTCAACCAGAAGATGCGCATGGTGAAGTGTCCCTATTGTGGGCATAACGCCATCGCCGTATTCGAGGATTCCCGTGGTCACATACAGGCCAAGTGCAAAGCCTGTGGCCGGGAAACCGTATTTGATGTGATCAACATGAGACGGTTATACCTCCGCCTTCACAGAAGGTAAGGAGATAACAAATACAATTCAATATTTTATAGCTGTGCTGTGGAGCCGCTGATTGGTGAGTCTTCCTAATGCCGCATGAACAGAGTTTTCTAAGCTCTGTTTTATCGGTATGGGAAGATCAGCTCACCGTCATGCGGCTCTTTTTTAGTCTTGTCCATCCGCTGCTCCGAGCCAGCGGAAAGGACAAGACAATGAAAAGAATCCCCAAAACACCCATCGAGTTCGATTACGACCTCTGGATTTCCGAGGATGGCAAGTGCATGGTGCGCGTGAAGGACACCGGCGAGACTACGGAGGTTGACCGCGAGGTCATGAAAGCACTCCGCAATGAGGAGAAGAAGCTCCGTCGCTCCTACGATACCGGGGGAGCATCTGACAGCGAAGACAGCGAGGAAACGCAGCCTTCCACTGTGCTGTCGCTGGACGCTGTGCCGGAAGATGATGTAAAGGCATCCGCATGGCTGGAGTCCCCGGAAAAGATGGAGGAAGACATCATCACCGGCTTGCTCGAACAGGAATTTATCCGCAGCCTGACTAAGCCGCAGCTTGATGTGTACATGAATTGTATGCGCGGCAACATGAGTATGCTGTCGTATGCCAAGCAGAACGGCCTTTCGTTTTCCACTGTCAAAGACACGCGGGATGCGATCAGAAAAAAATTCAAAAAAATTTTTTGAGAGACCCGCTAATTCGCTCAAAAAATGTCCGTTGTAAAGTGAAGGGGTCAATCAAGACCAGCTTCGCAGTACCTTGAAAACAGAATATCCAGTGCTGCGGATCTTTCCTCTTTTCTCGAAGCGACTTGCCTTCTGCCGCCAAGACCTTCCTCACGGAAGCGAGCGATCAGCAGAGAGGCTAAACTGCCGTGTGGTGCGGCTGTTCGCCATGATGGAGAAGTTGGGTATAATGATACTTCCGTTCCCGGATTGCCGGGGGCGGCTCGGAGCGTTCCTCGGAGGGGTGAGAGTCCCATGATACCGATTAACCGTTGGTAGTCCGTAGCATTCCCGGAGCCGCGAGGCTCTTCTGGCAGGGGTGCGAGCTGCAAATATGCCGGAACACGAAACAAACCAATTAGCTACATTCAGCATATAAGTTTTCAGGATGAAAACTATGTGGCGGAGTGTCCCTAACCGGCGCTCCGCCATATCCTTTTGTCCTGAATACAATTCACATCATCAGGGAGGTGTTTGTAATATGATGAGCGTAGAAACCATGAGAAGCGTCAACCCGAAGACGGTTGACCGCAGTACCCTTGTCCAGCGGGACAGCATCCGGCTTGAGCCTGCGGCTGCGCAGGATGACCGGCTGCGGGATTTTATCCGACAGATCAGAAACCCGTATTGCTATCTGGACGGGAAGACCGTCGTGAAGATCAGCTTCTCGAAGACAGACACCACCTTGGAGGACTGTCTGGAACATTATCTGAGAGGACTTTGATTATGAACAAACTGAATCTTTTCGCCCGGTTCTATGGACAAGCGATTGAGCCTGTGATACAATGAAGTCAGGTCAAAAAAGAATACATGGACTAAGCCGCTGCCCTTGAGGGTCATGTGGCTTTATCGTGTTTTCCTCATACAAGAAGCAGAAGCCTTCGTCTTTCTGATTTGATGTATCACACCAAACAGAAAACGGAGGTTATTTTTATGCCCGGAAAAGTTTACCGGACGGCGATTTACTGCCGCCTGTCCCGTGAAGACGGGGACAAAGTTGAAAGCAACTCCATCGCAAGCCAAAGAGCCATTTGCGAGGACTACATTGCACGGCATGACGATCTGGAAATCGTCTGCGAGCCGTTCGTTGACGATGGTTATAGCGGCGTTTCCTTCAATCGTCCGAACTTCAAAAAGCTCGAAGACGCAATCCGCAAAGGCGCGATTGACTGCATCGTGGTCAAAGACCTCAGCCGCTTTTCGAGAAACTACATCGACGGCGGGCGGTATCTGGAAAAGATATTCCCGCAGCTCGGCATCCGCTTTATCGCGGTCAACGACGCTTACGATAGTCTGACCGGCGATCCGCAGTCGGATTCCTTTGTTATCCCGTTCAAAAACCTCATCAACGACTCCTACTGCAAGGATATTTCCATGAAAATTCGATCCAGCTTGGAGGTCAAGCAAAAGAACGGTGAGTTCGTCGGGGCGTTCGCTCCCTATGGCTACAAGAAATCGCCGGATAACAAAAACCAGCTCATCGTCGATGGGGCTGTCAGCGAGTATGTGCAGATGATCTTTGCCATGTACAAGGACGGCTTCTCCATCGGCCGCATTGCCGCAAGGCTGAATCAGATGGGTGTGCTTTCCCCTATGGAGTATAAGCACTCGGCGGGGGTGAAGTTCGATACCGTCTTCAAGACCGGCGACACTGCAAAGTGGACTTACAAAGCTGTCCAGCGCATCCTCACCAATGAGGTATATATCGGTGTTCTTGCCCAAGGCAAGCGCGGTACGCCAAACTACAAGGTGCGCGTTGTGCAGCCGAAAGACGAAACCGAGTGGGTCAAAGTCGAGGGGGCGCATGAAGCGCTTGTTTCTTATGAAGATTTCATGGCCGTCAAGACCATGATGAAGCGGGATATGCGCTGCTCGCCTGATCAGGACGAGGCACACCTGTTTTCCGGCTTCCTGTTCTGTGCAGACTGCCAGCAGTCCATGACACGCAAGACCGTCCCGTCGAAGACAAAGAAATACATCTACTATGTCTGCTCGACGAACAAACATAGCCGGACCTGCAGCCCGCACAGCATCAGCGCAAAAGAGGTTGAGGAAAAGGTGTTTCGCGCCATCCATGACCAGATCGAGCTTGTGGTCAATCTGGAAAAAGCGCTTGAGATGATTGAGAGGCTTCCTTCCCAGAATCGCAAAGCGTTTAACTATGAGGCGCAGATTGCGAAGCTCGAAGAAGAGATTGAGCGGTATCAGAAGCTCAAGCTCCGGCTCTACGAAGACCTCTCGGACGGGATCATCGACAAGTCGGAATACTTTGAGTTCCGCAACAGCTACACCAAGATCATCGAGGAAAAACAGGAAGCCCTTCTCCGCGTGAAAAAGGAAATGAAGCAGTCGGTTACAACCGGGGCTACTGAACGAAATTGGGTCACGCTCTTTAAGCAGTATGAAAACATTGAAGAACTGAACCGCCGCGTCCTCATGGCACTGGTTGACCGCATCCTGATTTATGAGGATCACGCGATAGAGATTGTCTTCAAGTACAAAGACGAGTATCAGCAGACACTTGAATATGTTCTCGGCTATGCCGACGAACTTGCCGTTGCCGGATAAAGGAGGGATGAGCGTATGGCACGAAAAAGCAGAAAAATCGCAGCCGCAGAGCCGGTCTGCGAAGCAGCACCGCTGCAAATCTTCCCGACGGCCATTTATGCCCGTCTCTCTGTGGAGAACAGCGGCAAGTCTGAAAAGGTGGATGTCATCACCAACCAGATCGAGATATGCAAGTCCTATATTGCAGGGTGTCCTTACCTAGATCTCGTCGATGTTTATGTGGATAACGGACGGACGGGTACGGTTTTCGACAGGCCGGAGTTTAACCGCCTGATGACTGACATCAAGAGCGGCAGGATTAAATGCCTTGTAGTCCGCGATCTCAGCCGCTTTGGCCGTGACTACATCGAAACCGGCACCTACCTTGAGCGCATTTTCCCGCAGATCGGTTTGCGGTTTATTGCTATCAAGGAGCACTATGACAACTTCGATACGGACAGCTCGAACGAGAGCCTGATGATTCCGCTGCAAAACATGATAAACGCCCTCTACTCAAAGGATATTTCCCGCAAAGTCTCCACTGCCCTGAAAGCGCAGATGGAGCAAGGGACATTCCAGAAGCGAAACCTCCCGTATGGCTATCGGTGGAATGAAGAACACACAAACATGGTCATTGACGAAGAGACGGCGCAGTATGTGCGGCTCATGTTCCAGTGGAAAATCGAGGGATGGTCAATCCCCATGATCCTCGATGAGCTTGACCGGATGGGAGCGCCAAATACGGAGCTGCGGAAGCGGCAGACCGGAACCCGCAAAGGCGATGGATGCTCCTGCAAAGGCTGGTACAGTTCAACGCTGTACGGCATCCTGACCAATCCGCATTATGTGGGCGATACCGTCCTTGGCCGCTCCATGCAAGCAATCTACAAGGGCATCAAGTCCCATAATGTCAAGGATAAGGACGAGTGGATTGTGTTCCCGAACACCCATGAGGCAATTATCTCCCGTGAGGACTTCCAGAAGGTGCAGGACATCCTCCAAGCGGCTTCTGAGGCTCGGCAGACGAGTATGCAGAAGACCGAAGAAATCCGAGCAACGCTCGTCAACCTGTTCGAGGGTAAAATCGTCTGTGCTGACTGTGGGAAGAAGATGTACTTTCACCGCAAGAGGATCGACAAGGACAAGCGGGGACGCTGGTATGCCTACTATGAGTGCAGCACTTCGGTCACCAGGCGATATGAGCACTGTACCTCTCATTACACGAGGCAGGACACGCTTGAAGCGAATGTGCTTGCAGCGATCCAGCTTCAAGTTGAGGCTGCGCTTGACTATGACAAGCTGCTGGATAAGCTCAGGGGCAGCGAGGGCGAGAAGAACATTCGCGATCAACAGAATGCACTCATTACAAGCCTGAATCTGAGGCTCAACGGCGTTTCTAAGAAGCGGACACGCCTCTACGAGGATTATGCTGAGGGGCTTCTGGATGAAGCGGAATACTCCTTTGCCAAAAAGAGCTATGATGAACAATACGCTGACCTGTCCCGCCGTCTGGATGAGGCAGTACAGCGCCGGAGCAAGTTCGACGAAGCTATGTCGGTCGATAACAAGTGGATTACCTTGATGAAATCCGTCAGCACAGCAACGCAGCTCTCTCAGGATTTAGTAGACGAGTCTGTTGAATTGGTCAAAGTCCATGAGGGCGGCGCTGTGGAGCTGATCATGAAGTACGGTGACATCTACGAGCTGACCATTCAGAGTATCAAAGAAGTTCAGGAGGCGATGTAAATGAACAAAGACTACACAATCGGCATCTACATCCGCCTCTCTATGGCTGATGAAGATACCGGCAGCGGAAGCAAGGCCGAGAGTGACAGCATCGGCAACCAGCGTATGCTCATCAACCACTACCTTGACAATCATCCTACGCTTTCCAAATATCCGAGGCTTGAGTTCGCGGATGATGGCTATACCGGGACAAATTTTCATCGTCCTCAGTTCTCGGCGATGATGGAGAAAGTCCGGCACGGGGAGATCAACCTGATCTGCGTCAAAGATTTTTCCCGCTTCTCTCGTGATTACATTGAGACGGGCAATTATCTCGAATGCACCTTCCCGTTCATGGGCGTTCGCTTTATCTCCATCAACGACGGCTATGACAGCGACGATTACAAGGGAACAACCGGCGGTCTTGAGGTTGTCATGCGCAGCATTATCTATGCCGCATACAGCAAGGATCTTTCTGTCAAAACGACAACCGCGAAAATCCAGATGATGAAGCAAGGCAAGTATGTGGGCGGCTACGCTCCTTACGGCTATGTGCTTCATCCCGAAATCCGCAACAAGCTCAAGCTTGACCCGGAGGCCGCAGAGGTCGTGCGCAGGGTCTTTAACGAAGCCCTTAAAGGACGGAATACCTCACAGATTGCCCTTAGCCTGAACGATGATAACATCCCGACGCCCGGGCAATATTTCAAAGGCAAACATCCTGACAAGAAGAAGTATAGCCGCATGAGCGAAAAGATAAGCTGGACGGCTTCTATGGTCTACAAGATTCTGACGAGCTATGTTTACACAGGAGCAACGGTCGGCCACAAGCGAAAGTCCGGCGGTGTGGGTTCTCGGAAAACTATTTCTCAAAAGAAAGAGGACTGGATCATCGTCGAAGGGATGCACGAAGCGATTGTCAGCAAGGAAGAGTTTGAGCTGGCTCAGGCAGTTATCCGGGGCGGTGAGAAGAATCCCAAACGGAATCTGCGCTATTATCCCCTCAAAGGTCTTGTGTGCTGCGGCAACTGTAAACGCACCCTTACCCGGCGAAAGCTCCGAAATGAGGGCGGATATTTCTATCAGTGTACTCACTCAACACATGACCGCGATACGGAGTGCCCAGTTGGTGAAAAATACAGCGAGTCATGGCTTGAGAACGCGGCTTACAAAGCGATTGGGCAAATGCTCACACTGGTCGAAAAGAAAGCCGTCAAAGAACATGAGATCAGCAAGCGGAGAAAATCTGCTATCTCAGAATGTGCCGATACAATCCGCGATCTGCAAAAGCAGTCTGAACAGCTCAAGGGAGTAAAGCTCCGGCTGTATGAGAAGTACACTTTGACCAGCATCACAAAGGCGGAATATCTCAAGCGAAAAGCGGAGGTGGACGCCAAGATAGCCGAAAATGAAGAAGCAATCCGGCAAGGCCATGAGCGGATGCAGGAGCTTGATTCTGAGCATCCCTGTTCCGATGAGAGGCTTGACAAGGTGGTCGGCGATTTCCAGAAATGCGAAGGGCTTACTTACGAGCTTGCCCATGCGCTGATCTCTGTTATCTATGTTCATGGACAGAACAACATCGAAATCGTCTGGAAGTTCAAAGACATCTTTGAGAAAGCAGAAATCAAATAGGCTGAATGTTACAAGCCGTTCACGGGTGGTCATCCGCCTATGAACGGCTTGTAAAATCTCAAAAATTTTTTAGTTCCTACTTGACACAAGAAGACCTGTCCCGTCTTGGAAGGACTAATTTTTTGTCCAACGCTGTCATCGTTTGTCGAATCGACGATTTAGGTAGATTCGTGACAAGGGGGCAGTGCGCCCATTCGCACCCGCGAGGTGGAAATAGACCCCATTATTTCGAGTCAGAGTCGCTGATATAATGCGGCTCATTTTTCATTTGCGACGGGCTTCTTGATATACTTTCCGTTCTTGATTCTCGCGTCCGCTGGCTTCTCTGCGTCCTCTGGAATCCCCCAGACCGAGCCAATGCGGATAGCACCGGGGACGCGCCCCTCGCCGCACAAAATCTGAATACGGCGGGTGGAGATGCCCCAGCGTTCGGCGGTTTGCGCGATAGATAAATACTTCATGGGCGGTACTCCTGTTGCAGTTCCGTTCTGCGTCTGCTTATAAAATCACAGTATAATTATAATCGTCAAAGCGAATAAAAGCAAGGGCTTTCTGAAAAGTTCAGGAAGTATTTTCAATTCAGACATGAAAGGGGTGTGGGGATTCCCCAACAACAAAAGGAGCAGTTCGGGCGCAAGGCAGAACCGCTCATTTTTCCGGTGTGTACGGACACCGGATGTGCTTGCTACTCTCCCAAATCTCATATCCGCAGATACACCGCGCTCCCGCTTTCGCAAAAGCAGGGGCGCATATTTTTTGAAAATTTCTCATTTCGATCCCTGCGTTTTGACTTAAAAATGTCCGTTGTAAAGTGAAAGGGAAAAATTTTTGCCGCCATACTCAACAAACGGCAAAAAGGTGTCCGTTGTAAAGTGAAAGGAGTTCTTTGATATGCCAGACCGCACACGACCCATCCGCAAGGAAATCTGCCTAAATGAGCAGGAATTGAGCGTAGTTCGCCACAAGATGAATCAACTCGGCACCCGCAACTTCGGCGCGTATGCCCGGAAAATGCTGATTGACGGGTACATCATCAAGGTCGATTACACCGAGCAGAAAAAGTTAGCTGCCGCTGTCAGCAGGATTGCCACCAACATCAACCATGTCTGCCGCCGCATCAACAGCACCGGGCATTTCTACGATGCCGACGTTGCCGAGCTGAAAGAACGGATGGCTGACGTATGGGAGCTGCTGAAAGTACAGCAGAGAAACGAATTGTAATTTGGGAAAGGAGTACAGATATGCCGCGCATGAGCAAATCAAAAAAGCTGGAATGGTCGTTCTTCCTGAATGACCGGGGACGCAAGGCGTACAACACGCTCTGCCGCCGCTGCGTCCACGATTGCAAGCAGAGTTTCCGGGCGGTTGTCGTTATTTGTCCGCATTATCGGTCCAAGAGGGCAAAAAAGGGTGGTACATCTGCGTACTCCCCTCGCGGACCCGATGGAACGCCACCATGAATACCGCAGACACCGAAAGGAAGTGATACGCCATCTATATCAAGATTGATACCTCGCTCCCACCGTTCATTCCTTTGCCACAATTTATGGTAGTCAGCGAACATTCCATCAACGCTAAACTGCTGTATGCCCTCCTGCTGAACCGCACGATGCTTTCGCAAAAATCGGGGTGGGTATCAGAGGACGGAAATGTGTATGTCATCTACACAATCAAGCAGATGGCGAATGACCTGAATCGGAGCGAAAGAACGGTAAAAACCGCCTTGTGCGAACTGGAAAATGCCGGGCTGCTGACTCGCGTCCGACAGGGCTTGACCAAGGCTAACAGGCTGTTTCTGCAAATACCCGATGGGGTGCAGCTTTCTTCCCCTCTGATGGGCAAAGGCTGCCTTTCAGAAGTGCAGAAAACCGCCCCTCTTGATGGGCAGAAATTGCCCACAAGTAATACTGATACAGAATATAAAGAACAGAGTAAGACCGAAAGAGTAGAGAGTACGCGCCGCCGATATGGAGAGTTTCAAAATGTTTTTCTGTCAGGAGCGGAATATTCCCGGCTGGAGACGGCTTATCCCGGCAAAGCTGCCGAATACATTGAGCGGCTGTCCCGGTACATGGCTTCCAATGACAGGCACTATGCCAATCACTATGCCACCATCAAGAAGTGGCTGAACGAGGACAGCAAGGGCAGGAGCGCGAAAAACTACACCTACGACGATAACGAGGGAGAGTGTCTATGAATCCGATTTTTACAAAAATGGTTGATGCCGTTGAAGCGGCTAATGCCGCACCTGACGATTACATCAATTCCGCTGATGGGCTGAAATACTGCGGCAAGTGCCATACGCCGAAAGAAGCCTTTTACCCCGCTGACCTTCAGGCACAGGGCTTTACCAAGCACCCGGTTATGTGCAAGTGCGCCGCCGAACGCCGAGAACGGGAAGAAGCGGAGCGTCGGGAATATGAGAGAATGTCTTACATGACGATGCTCCGCAGCGAGGCGTTCCGCGATATGCCCGCCGCTGGCTGGCGGTTTGAGTCAGCCGCAGTTACAACGCCCCAGCTTGCAAAGGTGAGGGGTTACGCGCAGAACTGGGACGAGTTCAAAAAAGCAGGAATCGGGCTGCTCCTGTTCGGGAACGTTGGCACAGGGAAATCCTATGCCGCTGGCTGTGTTGCCAACGCTCTGATTGACCGTCTGGAGTCTGTCCTCTTTGTGGGAATGTCTGATGTAGTCAACCGTATGCAGGGCAATTTCGGCACGGACCGCGACCATTACATGAAATCGCTTATGCGCCCCGACCTCCTCATTCTGGATGATTTGGGTGCAGAGCGCAACACCAGCTTCGGTAAGGAGCGAGTATTCGATGTGGTTGACAAGCGGCTGCTGTCAGGTAAGCCCATGATCGTCACGACCAATATCCCGCTTTCCGTTATGAAGCAAGCCGCCGATCTGGATGACCGCCGCATTTTTGACCGCATCTTGGAAGTCTGCGTCCCCATCATGTTTGACGGTGACAGCTTCCGCAAAAGCACCGCTGCCGACAATCTGAAAAAGGCGGCTCGTCTGCTCGGCTGATAAACCCAAGAAAGGAGCCTTTACATGGAGAATTGCATCGGCACCGTTCCGATTCATCTGAAAATGACGCTGACCACCAAAGAGGCGGCAGAATACAGTAATATCGGCATTAACAAGATTGACAGTATGCTGCGTTCGCCCAACTGCCCCTTCGTTTTGTTTGTCGGCACAAAGAAGCTGGTCAAACGAAAGGAATTTGAGCAATTCATCAGTGAGAAACTGGTGATATAAGAAGTTCCGAAAAATTTACAAATTGCCGGAGAGTTTTTCACAATAACTACTTGAGGGAATGGACGAAATCTGCTATACTTATTGTGTAGCAGTGCGTCCATTTCCCTTCAAGGGAAAGGAGCATTTCATGGGAAAAAATCTCAAAGGAAAAGACTGCGGTAAGGGTATCTACCAAAGAAAGGACGGTTTATACAGCGCACGATTTGTTGATAAGACAGGAAAAAGGCATGAGAAGTATTTTCAGACTATTCCCGAAGCAAGGAATTGGATGGAAGAAGCGAAATATGCCGACAAGCACGAAGAAGTTTTTGTTGCCACCGAAACAACGGTTGACCAATGGTTTAGTTTCTGGATTGAAAATATAGTAGGTGACTTAGCCCCTAATACGCTCCGCAATTATCGGGAGCGATATTCCAAAAACATTCAGCCCGTTATCGGTAGAATGGCGATTGCCAATGTCAAGCCCATGCACTGTAAGCAAGTCTTGATTCGGATGGACGCTGATTATGCTGGTTCTACTATCCGACAAGCCTATATTGCTATGGGCACATTGTTCAAGGCGGCGAAAATGAATGACTTGATTGCCAGACACCCAATGGATGGTGTGCGGTTTACAAAGCCAGTTCGTGCTGTGGATGATATAAAGTTTCTTACTTGCGATGACCAACAACGTTTTCTTGAAGTTGCCCAGCGTTCCCACAACTATAACCAATACGCCCTTATCCTCGAAACAGGCTTGCGTACTGGCGAAATGATTGGATTAACTTGGGATGCGATTGACTTTGAAAAACGAACACTTACGGTCAACAAGACTTTGGAGTTTAGGCACGCTCAAAAATACTGGCGTGCAGGTCCTCCAAAGACTCAACAGAGTTATCGCACAATTCCCTTGACGAACAGAGCCTACGATATTCTGAAAAGCATTTGGGATAGCCGGGATAACAGGAAAGAGTCTCCCTTGCTTTCACAGACGCTTGAATACATAGACAGGCGCACAGGCACAACCTCACAGCTTGTTATGCGTGACCTTGTTTTTATCAACTGGCGTACAGGAGAGCCAGCGAAGAACAGCTCCTATGATACCCACCTTTACAAGCTCTGCGACGAAGCAGGGATAAATCGCTTTTGTATGCACGCTCTACGCCATACTTACGCCACAAGAGCCATCGAAAGTGGTATGCAGCCGAAAGTGCTGCAAAAGCTATTGGGTCATGCCAGTATCAAGACAACGATGGATAGGTATGTTCATGTAACTACCGATTCGCTCGACCAAGCTGTACGGCAGTTTGAGTCAAAAGGGTTTTCTGACATAAAACTCAATGCGAAAATGGCGTAA